ACGCCCCTTACCGCCATCACCAACACCAGCCTACTGCTGAACTTCACCAACGCAGGCATCTTTGACGCGGCCACGATCAACGATGGTCAGACCGTGGGCAATGCTCAGGTCAGCACCACGCAGGCGAAGTGGGGCACGACGAGCATGGGGTTTGACGGCACAGGCGACTACATCCCCAAAGTAGACAAGCCAGAACTGCGTCTAGGAACTGGCGACTTCACCATTGAAGGCTGGGTGTACCTCAACGCTACTGGCGTGGCCTACGGGCTGGTGAGCAAAGGCACGGCCACTACGGGATGGTCGGTCAACGTCACCTCGGGCAACAAGCTCCAGTTCAGCTACACCGCTACGCAACTGACGGGCGCGACCTCGCTGGCGTCGGGCACTTGGTACTACTTTGCGGTGGTTCGGTCTGGCACGGCATCTGGGAACCTGCGGGTTATTTTGGATGGGGCCACTGACGCCACCAGCGCGGGCGCGGTGAACGACAACTTCAACCAGACGAACGTGCTGTATGTCGGCGCTGACCGCGTGGCCGGTGCTGTGCTGAACGGCTACTTGCAAGATGTCCGCATCACCAACGGATACGCCCGCACGACCTCTACACCCACCGCAGCCTTCCCGACATCATGACGCTCTACAGCAAGAACGGGTCGATCCCAAAACCGCAAACAGATGGTACTGAGGGCTGGATTGAAGTCCCAGAACCGCCTATTGCAGGAGCCGGGCAAGAAACAATCTGGTGGTATCCACCTGGTTGGGTAGTTCGTCCTGTACAACCTACCACAGTAGAAGGAAAAGTTTGGGACTGGAGCCAAAGCTCTCAAACTTGGAACCTCAGTTCTTTGCCAAATCCCAGCATTGAACCGGCCGGCCCACCAGAATTGCCACCTACATTGCCTACTGGCAACATCTCGCTGTAAAGGACACAACATGTCTGCACTCAACGGGCCTTGGATGTATTCTTCTGAAGAAGACGTCACAACCATGGGCCTTGTCACGCCGGAATATCAAGAAATGGCAATGGAAGCGCAAGGCGTAGAAATGGAAGATGAATCTGAAGGGCCAGAGTCTGCAATCATGCAGCAAGCATTGCAAACTATGCAGCAGCAGTCCGCTGTGATTCAGAGTCTTGTTGAGCTGCTGAAAGGCTAATCATGGGAAATCCGCTGCTTGCAGTTCCGGAAGAAACTCCAATCCCAGTCCTGCTGAATGCAAAGCAGGTAGCTGCTGGTGTTTGGGCGCTGCAGGTTTCGGATGAAGGTGCTTCGCCGGTTGCAAGCTACAACCTGAATGACTTTGCCGACGGCACACCACTTTACCTGGGCAAAGTGAAAGCAGATGGCACTTGGCTTGTGCAACGATTCAATCCAACAACTGGAGAGATGCGTTACGCAAATCTTTCCAACAACACTGGATTGAACTATACTTCTGCCTGGACAAATAGAGCTACACTGACGTATGCTTTATTCCAGTCGCTGACTGGTGTCTGAACAATACACTTCTGGAGATTGACTCATGTCATTGTCAAACGCAACTGAGAATGCTGCGCTGAAAATGTTCCTGCAAGGAACTGATCCTTCCTATCGTGCAGGTTCTACGCAATATCTCGCAGCATTTACTGCTGATCCTGGCGAGACTGCATCCCTGGCAGCAGAAGCCACATACACTGGCTATTCCCGGCTGGCCATCACCAAGTCAACTGCATGGACTGACAACGGGTCCACATTCAACAATGCAGTGCTGATGCAGTTGCCAGTTTGTACTGGTGGCAGCAGTGCTTTGACGCATTTTGCAGTCGTGGATACTGCCAGCGGCGCTGTGAACATGATGATTTCCGGCGCGCTGGGCAGCACCCTGAATGTGTCTTCTGGCATTCAGCCGCAGTTTGCTCCTGGCGATCTGGCTATTCAGGCTGACTGATGATCTACCGCTGTGCCCACTGCCGAGAACTGCTGACGCTGACAGACACCGAGCTGTCTCAGTGCTCAGAGCACCCCGATGGGGGCGTGGAGTGGTCACCCGACGAGGTGGAGTGGATGCCGCTGGAGGAACCAGATGCCGTTTAAGACCGTCGCCGAGGTGGCCGCTGCCGTCGAGCAAGGGCGGCATCACATCCAGCATTTCATCCGCACTTCCGTCTACGGTAGTTTCGGGACTAACCCGTTCAGCGATTTCAGCGTCGGCAGCGGCACTCCGTCATACAACGCATACGTTGGCAACGCGCTGGAGGCCACGCAACTGATCGGCCAGCGAAACAACAGCATCTATGTCGGCCCCGGCACCACATCGGAGCGATATCTGCTCAGCATGTCGTTGACGCATGGCGGCACGACTGGTTTTCTGGCCTCGGTGTACTTTTTGGACTACCTGCTGTTTTACCCGTACATCGACCTGGACGACACGGACCAGCAATTTTTGACCAACGACGTCACCCTGCCGCGCTACACAAACGGCGAGGGTACGCGGATGATGATGCTGATGCAGACGCCCGGAACCGGCGCGGCTGCAAGCATGACAGTCAACTACACCAACCAAGATGGTGTTGCCAAAACAATCACGGCAGCGTACCGGACATCGGGTGGTATTGCTGTCATTGGTTCCAGCGTCAACACCAACGTGACCGCGCTAGGCCCGTTCCTCCCCCTTGCCGACGGGGATCGAGGTGTGCGGTCTGTGGAGTCTGTGCAACTTGCGTCCGGTGTGGGTGGATTCGGCGTGATGGTGTTGGTCAAGCCGCTATTCACGATGTCGGCCAATGAGTTGTCGTCAACGGTCGAAAAGAACTTCCTGCGCGAACAAGCGGCGCTGCCCAGAATCTATGACGGCGCTTTCCTCAACTACATCTTCAACCTGTCCACCAACACCAGTCTCATATTGCCGATGGTTGGTCAGGCGCAATTCATTTGGACATAAGGGGGCACCATGCCATTTTCCTCAATGGACGATCTCGTCAACGAGATCACAAGCGGCAAGTTCAACCGCACCGATTGGAACAAGATCACGGGCGCGTCCGCTTACACGGCGGGTCGGTGGTATGACTTCAGTGGGTTGGCGGGCACCCCGGTGGCGAACGCCTGGGCTGGCACTGCACTGGCGTGGCGCACTTGCGACGAAACCACTGGCAACGGCACGCAGATTTTCGGCCTGCCGCATGCCGGCAACGTCTCGCCTGACACCAAGCATGTGCTGAACGTTTCGGCCATCACATCGGTGGCAACGGGCGTGCCTGCTCAGTTGATGCTGGTGGATCTGCAAGGCTACTGGCCCGGTATCACGAACAACTCGGCCACGGCACAAACCCTCACCGGCACGCCCACGCTGCGTTACACCAACGGCGCGGGATGCCGACTTTTCTGGGTGCAGACGTCTGCTGCGGGCGCGACGGCCCAAAACATCTCGCTGTCCTACTCCAACACCACGCCCACTTCGGGCCGTGCGTTGCCGGTCACGGTTTCCATGACGGCCTCGGCGATCGCCGGCCACATCAGCCACAGCGGCACGGCGGCGAACAACTACGGGCCTTTCCTGCCCCTGGCCTCGGGCGACACGGGCGTGTCCACGGTGGCGACGGTTACGTTCTCTGCTGCCAACACCGGCACCGGGGCGCTGTGCTTGGCTAGGCCGCTGCTGACGCTGCCGCTGACCACCGTGTCCGTCGCTGCCGAGCGAGATCTGCTCAACCAACTGCCGAGCCTGCCTCGCGTCATGGACGGCGCCTGCCTGACGTGGCTCTACTTTGCAGGCGCGGCCACGGCGGCAAACACGAACTTCTACGGCGGCGTTGAATTTGGGTGGGGCTAATGGCTCTTAAGCAAAATACAGCATTGCTCGCGCAGCTTCCTCTCCGTCAAATTGGCGGTGGGGTTGCTGGTTTGCGAGCAATGTGGAACAGATCAGAACGGCGGAATCATACTGTAGGTGAAGGAATACCGTTCCAGCTTGCAGGTATTCCCAGTGGTCTGACTGCTCCAGCTGCTTGGGTGTTGCCATATCGTGCAGGTCGCATATCCTCACGCACGCTTGGAATCTCCATAACTGCGCAAGCCTCAGGAATACGAGGCCTCGTAGCGACTGGTACTGCCAGCTTCACATTTACTGCTGCGGCTGTAGGTGGCTTGATCGTAAGTACGACAGGCACCGCTACCTTCAGCATCTTTACAAATACTCCAATTCTACGTGCTACTATTGGCACAACTGGTCTAGCAAGTTTTAGCATCTTTACAAATATTCCAACTCTTGGAGCGATTGCCAATCTCACTGGCGCCGCAACGATGAGCTTCAGCGCATCTGCGCCTTCCTACGCGGTAGGTCACATGACTGGCCTGGCAACTTCTGCAGAAGCTTTGAGCCCACAAAGTCTAGCAACTGCCGTTTGGCAATACATTGATCGCAGTCTTACGACAGGTTCAGGCCTAACACTCCAGCAGTTCCTGGCGCTAAAAGACTGATGAGTTCCGTATCTGACACCGCTGAGATTGGCACCAGTGCACAAGGTGCTGCGGAACTCACACGCCAAGATCTAAACTTTCTGGGCATGCTTGCGGCACCAGAAGAATTCACCTATAACTTCCCTCCATTCTACCTCACACTTTTTGCGCTTCTCACAGGCTTCACGAAGAAGCTAGAGCGCTATGCCATCGGCATTCCCCGCGGCTTTGCAAAGACTACGTTCATCAAGCTGCTGTGCCTGTGGTACATTCTCTTTTCTCACAAGCAATTCATTCTCATCGTCGGCGCTTCAGAAGACTTGGCAGTCAACACGCTGTCTGATATCTGCGACCTACTGGGAAGCCCCAACATCCGCAAACTGTTCGGCAACTGGCAAGCAACCGTAGAAGTAGACACTCAGGCGCTTAAAGTTTTCAGCTTCCGCGGACGCGATATTATTCTGCGCGCCATTGGCGCAGGAACAGCAGTCCGAGGCATCAACAGAAAGAACAAGCGTCCTGACGTTATCATCATGGACGACGTACAGAAGCGTGAAACTTCTGAGAACAAAGACCTTAGTGATCAACTGCTCAAGTGGATTTTGGGCACGCTGATGAAGGCACGGTCGAATGATGGCTGTACCTATATCTACGTCGGCAACATGTACCCCCAGAATTGCATTCTGGAGAAACTCAAGAACAATACGCAGTGGACTTCTTTCATTGTCGGTGGCATTCTTGCAGACGGCAGTTCACTCTGGGAAGAGCTTCGTCCCATTGAAGAACTTCTTAGCGAATATCAGTCTGATGCCGAGATGGGGCATGCAGACATTTTTATCTCAGAAATTCTGAACTCTACAGATATCGCAGCCGCCAGCGGCATTGATATCTCCCGCATTCCTGCACTCCCGGAATACTACAAGGATGCAGATCCAGAAGGTTCGTTCATCATCATAGATCCATCAGCAGGGAAGAAGACGTCAGATGACTGCACTATCTCACATTACGCTGTATGTGATGGCAAACCAATATTTAATAAGCTATTACATGGCACATTTTCTCCTCTGGATACCATCAAAAACGCTATTCGACTAGGTATAGAAAATAACACAAGACTCATTGCTGTCGAAGGCGTAGCATATCAATCCACTCTGCTCTATTGGTTTGAATACTACTGTGAGCAGGAAGGAATCAGCGGTTTTGAGTTCGTAGAACTCAGTCCCAAGGGCCAAGCCAAGAACAATCGTATCAAGCGCGGACTTCTCCGTTTGCTTGCAGGCGAAATCTATTTGCATCCTGATGTGCGAAGCACAGTTCTGGCGCAGATCATGGATTGGAACCCGCTGAAAATCAACAACACAGATGATATAATTGATCCCATTGGATATGTAGAAGAACTCATGCGAGATTATGCACATCTGATCGTGAAAAACATCTTCGATGTGGATGCTGAGCACGTGGAAAGCTCCCACAGTTCTTCTCTTTCCCTGCCGTTTTAACCTTCCAAGGAGCCACCCATGGCAACATCCAACATTTCTCTGGTCAATACGCTCAATCTTCAGCAGCGCAAAGAGCTTCTGAACTACGCACTTGACTGTGCAGATCGTGGCGGCAGTTCACTGTCTGATTTCCGTGCCCTGTTGCGCTATCGTGACCGCGCGTATCAGCGGCAACTCAACACCACAGCAGAGCATATTCGTGCTGTGCGTGCAAACATGTCTGGCGATTCTCGCAAACTGCAAGACATGACTGTGCCCATCATCATGCCGCAGATTGAATCTGCTGTGGCATACCAAGCAGGCGTGTATCTGACGTCGTATCCCATCTTTGGCGTGGTGTCTTACCCTGCCAATCAGTCACAAGCACTGCAATTCGAGACTGCACTTGGTGACCAGTCTGTTCGCTACGGCTGGGCACGTGAATTGCTCAAGGTTTTCCGTGATGGCTTCAAATTCAACTTCGGTGCAGCAGTTGTTTCGTGGGAAAAAACGCCGCTGAAGACCGTAGTCACGGACACGAACATCTCATCTGCTGGATTGGCTGCGCTGCGGGAGTATTCTTACGGTGGCAACTGCATCAAGCATATTGATCCGTACAACTGCTTCATGGATATGACAGTTGCCCCGGCAGACCTGCATACTGAGGGTGAATTCTTCGGGCACAACAAGATTATCAGCCGTGTGCAGCTGAAAAAGCTGTTCTCGGTGCTGGATAACCAGAAAACTACCTCAGCCGCGGAAGCATTCCAGTCTTCTTTCTCTGGCAATACGGCAGATGAGACCAGCGCCACGAGTTATTACACGCCAGAAATCAACCAGTACCTGAATCTGAGCCAAGTTGACTTTGGTGGCAGCAATTGGGGCCGCTGGATGGGAATCACTGGCTCCAATCAGGGCAAACTGTCCTATCGTGACCACTATCTGCTCACGCACTTCTACTGCCGTGCATTGCCCTCTGACTTTGGTGCCCGTGGCAACCAAGTTAAGATCTATCACGCCATCATCGTGAACTGGCAGCATGTGATCTTCGCAGAAGAAATGAATGTGGGCTATGACTATCTGCCTGCGTTCATCATGCAGCCGTATGAAGATGGCCTTGGTTATCAGACGCAGTCCATGCTGGATAATGCTCTGCCATTCCAAGACATGTCCAGTGCGCTGTGGAATATCTCGCTGGAATCCAAGCGCAGACTGGTCTTTGACCGCCTCATCTACAATCCTCGTTTGATTGACAAGAAGGACATTGACGCGGTGTCTTCTGTCAGCCGCATTCCGCTGCGCAATGCTTCTCTCGCAAAGGATGACAACACGATGGCACGTGCCATCTATCAGATTCCTTACAGAGAAGACAACAGTGGAACGAACATTCAGATGTCAGAAATGATTTCTGCAATGGCTGACCAAGCCACGGGCCAGAACAAGGTAGATCGTGGACAATTCCAGAAAGGCAACAAGACCAAGACGGAATTCGAGACCACGATGAATAACTCCAACTCTCGTCAGCAGCTTTGCTCGTTGGCGATTGAGTACCAGTTCATGACGCCTGTGAAGGAAGTCATCAAAGCAAACACGCTGCAGTTCCAATCTGCTGGCACCATTCTCAATCGCGATCGTCGAGAAGAAGTCGCGGTTGACCCTGTGGAACTGCGTAAAGCTATGCTGGAGTTCAAGTTGACTGACGGTCAACTGCCAGCCGAGAAGATGCTCAACAGCAACCTTCTCACAGTCTTCCTGCAAACTGCACAAGCACTTCCAGCAGTGGGCACGGAATATGATGTTATGGGCATGTTCTTGTATTGGGCCAAACTTCAAGGTGCTTACTGGCTTGAAGACTTCAAGCGGTCTCCTGAGCAGCAACAACAGTTCTTGCAGACCATCCAACAAACCGCGGCTGCCCAACAGCCACCTGAAATGGCTCCGCCTAGCGGAACTCCAGCATAATGCAAAACCACAATATCACACTTGATGCCGGCAGCAAGTTCTGTCGGCTTCTCATGAGCCCTGAGGATACTCAGATGGCTCAACAAGTTTCACCTTTGTTTCTTGCATATCTTCAAAACAAAATTGAAGCGTACGCAAGTGCATTGGTGGAAAGCAAGTTGCCGTATTCTGCCAATCCAGCAGAGCAGGTGACTGCAATCCTGGCTCACGAAAGACTTCGCAATTTTGTGGAGGCTTACGAAGAGCTTCAATCTGAGCTGCTTGCAGCTCTTGCAACTTCCAAGCAAACCTAAGAGGTGATTTCATGGACAACCAACATCGGCAGATTAAGGGTTATCGCGAACTTTCGCAGCCTGAAATTGATTTGATGAACGCTATTAAGACCAAAGGCGCGGAACTCGGAGACCTTGTCGCTAAACTCCGTGCCACTGAAGGTCTTGACCAGCGTTGGATCAACATTGGTGCGACTGATTTGCAGACTGGGTTGATGGCGCTAACTCGTGGCGTTGCACAGCCTACGTTCTTTTAATTTCTAACCTCTCTCCAAAGGAGTTATTCCCATGGCTTTCCTTCCTGGCATCTTTGGCAAACCCGCTCCCGCACCCGTAGCTGCTCCCGCAGCACCAACTCCTGCACCTGCTGCTCCACAAGGTGGTCCAGCAATGCAGCAAGTGAATGGACCTGCAAACCCCGCAGCTAATCCTGCCAATATGGGCACGGATACTGCCCCTGCTCCAGCCGGCGGTCCCATTCCGGGAACTGCAAGTTCGCTTGACAGCTATGTCAACATGTTCAAGCCGAAACCGGCTGATCCCAATGCACCGAAGACTCCCACTCTCCAAGACCCGATTCTTGGTCCCATGGACCCCAGTGCTTTCAGGCAACAGATTTCAACTGCCAACTTCGCATCTGGCATTCCTGCTGAGACGATTCAGAAAGCAGTCTCTGGCGATGTGAATGCTTTCAGCGAAGCAATCAATCTCGCTGCGCGCGAAGCCTTTGCAGCAGCAGCGCAGCTGTCGCATGGTTTGGTGGAGCACGGCTCACGCACTGCGGCAGAAAGGTTGAATGGCACTCTGGATTCGCGAATCCGCAATTTCCAGATCAAGACACAAAATACTAACCATGAAGCGCTTTCGCACCCGGCTGTCGCTCCCATGCTGAACGCCGTGAAAATGCAGCTTGCTACTTCCAACCCTCAACTTACTCCGGAGCAAGTTCAGCAACAAGCTGAAGCTTACTTCACGCAGGTGGCAGATGTGCTGACTGCGCCAAAGCAGGCTGCTGCCAAAGCTGCCAACACTCCAAAAGAAATGGATTTTTCTTCTTACCTCTCTTAATGCGTAGATACGCACAAAGGAACTGAAATGGCTGTAGGTTTGATTTCTTCTGCGACCGCACCGCAGAATCTGAATGCGATTAGTTTCGCACAAGCTATCACTCGGCTGATGCCGAATGGTACCGCTCCGCTGTTTGGTCTGACGTCGCTGCTGAAGGACGAGACTGCCAGCAACATCGAGCATGGTTACTTCTCGAAGACCATGATCTTCCCGTCTGCCACGATGAGCACGACTGCTTTGGTTGGTGACACCACGCTGACTGTCAGTGCTTACACTGATATCGTTCCCGGTGATCTGCTGCTGAACGAGCGCACGAGTGAAATCGTGCTGGTGACTGCCACGCCCACGACGACCAGCCTGACTGTTCAGCGTGCCGTTGGCACTACTGCTGCGGCTGCTGTCAACAACGGCGACCTGTGGCGTACCGTTGGCAATGCTTTCGAAGAAGGTTCTGTTCGTCCTTCGGCTGTCAGCATCGTCGCTGTTCGCTATGTGAACAACACCCAAATCTTCCGGAATAGCTGGGCTGTCACCAAGACCGCTGCTGCCATTCCGCAGATCGCTGGTGCTGGTCACGTGAGCGAAAGCAAGCAGGACTGCGCTGCCATGCACGCGATGGCAATCGAGAAGGCTCTGTTCTTCGGTCAGAAGTTCATGGGCACTCGCAATGGCCAGCCGTTCCACACGATGGAAGGCATCATCCCCCGCGTGAATGCTGCTGCTTCTGGCAACATCACCACGCTGGGTGCCACCACCAATTGGACGCAGTTCGAATCTGCTCTGGACAAGACGCTGGAAACGGTGACTGATCCGAAGGGCGGCAACATTCGCACGATGTTCGTCGGTGGCACTGCTCGTCGCGTGATTCACAACATCGCGCGTCTGAACAGCACCTACCAGATCACTTCTGGCGAAACCAGCTGGGGCCTGCAACTCGACACGATTCGTACTCCGCGTGGTACGTTCGAAATGATCGAGCATCCGCTGTTCAATGCCTACGGTGCTTCTTCCACCTGGGCAAAGATGGCGATCATCTGCGATCTGAACGCATTCTCGATGGCTTACCTGCGTAAGACCAGCGATGCTGCGTACAACGCAAGTGGTGCTATCGTGGACAACGGTGTTGATGCTGAAGGTGGCACGCTCACCACTGAGCTGACCTGCACCATCAAGAACCCGGCAGCGTTCGGCATTCTCTACAACTTCACTGCTGCTGCAGCAGGCTGAAGTCGCAGAGTCTGGAGGTACATCATGGCTGTGATCCAAGTGAACACTCCCGGGATGGCCTCCACCGATCCTGGCTACATCTCAAGCATTACGATTCGCACTGGTGGCTCTGCTACCGCGCTAACTCCGAATGCTACGACTGGCCAGGTCACGGTGGACGAGCTTGCCGCAACCAAACTTGTTCAGGAGATTTCTCGGATCAGATTGATTCAGGGATAGTCTTTAGGACAAGCAAAGAGGGCCAGCCAGCAAGCTGGCTCTTTTCTTTCAACTTTCTTCCACACAGGAATTCATCATGGCAGTCGGAATGGTTTCTTCTCGAAACTCTCAACAAGCACAGGAGCCTCAGATCATTCGTGCAGGCGAACGTGTTGCCTCCAATGCGCAGGCAGTCAAGGACCCCAACGCAAAAACGTACTATCACAGTGCTGATGGTGCGCGGTTCATCATGCCTGATGGGCTGGAAATCTGTTTTCTCGGTGGCCGCTTCACCACGGCTGACCCCGCGATCATCTACGAACTGGACAAGGTTGCCAACAAGATGGCAAGCCAGATCTACACGCAGCAAGAGACTGCTGGTGCTCTGCAAGAGCAAGCAAATGCGGTGGCTCAAGAAGCTGCCGTGACCGCTGGCACCGCGAAGTCTTAATCTTTTGGTGGGCACGCAATGACTACGTTTGTTGAGCTTGAGAGTCTGGTTGTTGAGCAAACGCGCCGGCCGGAAATCCCTGCCATCACGAAGGCAGCGATCAAATCAGCAACGTTGCGTGCCCACCATTCTGAATTTTTTCCTCGTGACCTGAGCACGACAACTCTGTTCTACACGCCGTCATCTACGGCTGTGTTGTACGATTTCCCAAACATTCATACTTCCCTGACGCGGCTGAGAACTATCCAGCACATCGAGGGAATTGATTCTGTCACCAGCACGCCAGTTGAAAATCTGGAATACAGAACAGCGGATGATCTGTATGATGCTGACGGCAATCGTAGACCCTCGGTCTACACGCTCATTGGTGCCACACTTCGCTTGTATCCTCTGCAAGCCACTGGCGCAGCGAATGCTTTCTTCTTCCAAAACCCTGACGTCACAGAACTCACGTACGGCAGCTGGATTGCTGATACGTATGCAGAAGAACTGGCCATGTGGGCCGCAGCCATTGTCTTCTCACGCACAGGCTTCGTGGAAATGGCGTCGCAATACAACGAAAATCACATCAAGCCGTTCAAAGAACTGCTGATCAATTCTCATCTTCTGGGCAATGTTTCCTGAGGAATAACAGTCATGGCTACCTACGTTCCAAACGCAACTGACGCTACACAACCTACTGAAGACAAGACGGTAGAAAGCGCTGCGCTAGAATTCCGCACGTTGAAGTCCAGAGTTAATGCACTAGAAACTGCAGTGAACGCTGAGGACGTTAAAGACCTGCGGGTTCCTGAGGCTTCAGTTGGAGCGATACCTAATGTAGCTACCCGCGCGGGGAAAGCTCTTGGATTTGACGCTGCCGGTAACCCTGCGGTTTTAGCTGTAGCCGGCACTACTGACCCTAGTTTACGCAGTGATCTTGCAGCATTTGGAGGTTCTGCACTTGTTGGATTCCTCCAAGCCGGCACCGGCGCAGTCACACGCACGGCGCAGAGCAAAATGCGAGAGGTGGTGAGCGTGCTAGATTTTGGCGCGGTGGGCGATGGGGTGGCCGATGACACGGCGGCGATTCAGGCGGCGTTTGCGGCAT